GTTAATTGCTTGCTGTATGTCTTAACGTCGGCGGCGTCTTGTTCTGTCTGCAATTTATAGGCGGCCGGGCTCGCCGCTCCGGACGCCGCCGCGTCTTTTTGTTCCGTCGTCGTCTCGGCATTCTTGGCGGCGAGGTCGCGGATTTGTTTCGATCGGTTAGCCAAAATTTCCGCCTGTTTTGTGAGCGCGATCGCGCCCTGCGGATCGAATTTACCGACCCGGGCCGCGCGAGCCGATATGCGCTCCGCCGCCGCGTCGAGACGATCGGCGGTCGCGATATCCATACCCGGCGGCGTCGGCGAGGCCGGACCGGAGTCCTGTGTCGGCACGGTCGGATTGCCGTATTGGGTCGGCGTCGGTGTTCCGGCGCCGGCCGCGATAAGCTGCCGACCGATATTCGCTTTCATGGCCGGATCTGTGATCGGGGAGTTTGCGTCAATGCCGAGCCGCTTGGAAATCGTCGCCGCGACGAATCCGGCTTTGTCGTCCGGAACGCCAGCGTTTCCGATCATGTCCATAAGCGTATTGCCGCCTTGGCTTGGCGCTCCGCCGCTCACGGGAGCAACGGTCATATTGTCTTGGGCTACCGGCGAAGCGCCGTTCCCCGCCGTAAGCGGAATGCCATGCGGCGGAACCGGCTGCGGCTGTGGCCGCGCAGCCGGCGCCGGCTGCGTCGGATTTCCACCGCCCGCGCCGGTTATAGCGTCGGAATTGCCCTGCCCGATTTGCTGTTGAATGCTGAGATTGAGCAACGGCGTTGCCGCATCGGCGCCCCCGAGCTTCGCCAGCGTGTCGGCCGCCGACTTGATATCAATCGAGCCGTCCGGATTTTTTGGCAAGCTGTCTTTGAATGCCGTTTGCAGGGCGCGCGTGCGCCCCATTTGAGTGCCTTCAAAATAGTCCTTTGCATAATCGCCGATCGGAGAGAAATTCAGCAACGGCGCGGCATAGGACGGCGCCGCCGGGGCGCTCGGCAATGAGACGTTATCCCAGGCGGCCATTAGTAAATTCCGCCATTTTGAGGCGTGATCAGATTGCCGCCCGTGCCGCCCTGATTTCCGGCGTTCACGGGCGGATTGAGATACGCCATGAGCCGAGCGGCCAAGCCGTTCGGATTTTGATTTGTGATCGGGTTAAAGGGCTGTTGCGCGTTCGGCGCGTTCGGATTGAGATTGAGCGGCGCATTCGGCTGGCCGGGTTGCGGTTGCCTCTGCTGCTGCTGTTGCGGAAGCAAGCTCGCCAATTGCGAAAAATCAACCCTCGGCGCGGCGCCATAGGACGGTGCCGGAACCGGATTGTCCCAGGGGTTCATTTACATCATCCCGAACAGGTTAGTCGCGAGCTTGCCGCCCTGCATGAGCGCGTTAATCCCGTTGGCCGAGGCGGTGAGCCCGGCGAGGTCCGCGCTCGCGTTCGCGTTTCCAATGCCAACGTTGGTCCCGTAATCCATTTGCGCCGAGGTCGTCTTGTTTTGATTTTGTAGTTGGGCGCCGGTCAAATTCGTTCCAGCAATTTGCCCGCCCGTCGCGGTCTGTTGACCGAGATAGGGCAATAGGCTGTTGACGTAGTTTCCCCATGACGTGTTCGCGAGCCCTGTCGTATAATCCGCGACGGCCTTTTGCGTGTTGCCGGAAGGGCCGCCCGGCCCCGTTCCGAAACCCTGCGCCGCGTTCTGGCGCTCGACGTTTTGCGTTCCTTGATCGAGTTGAAACTTATAACCGGGATTATTCAGGAATGCAGTCAAGGCCGACGCATTCCCGGCTGGCCCGTTCGCTCCCGTCGCGTTTCCGTAAGCGGTCGCGCCGCCAGTTGCCATGCCGTAGGTTTGATTGAGCGGAGCCAACCCTGCGGCTAGGTCGGTATTGATGTTGCCATAGCCCTGCGAAAGGTCGGCTTGTCCTGATTTATTCGCGGCGTTCAATCCGGCAATTTGCGATTGCGCGGCGGCTTGCTGATCGCCAGTTCCGAAAATGTCAATGAGGCCCATGTCAGACTAGCCTTACCTGAACGGCATTGCCGTTGCGATAGAGTTGACCGATTTGCACGCCAGCCGTCGCCGCCGCGGCGTCATTCGCGGCGTTGATTAGCACCGACGCGCCGCCCGTGAAGCCGCGAAAGAGTTGATCGAGGATCGAAAAATACTGAAAGAAAACCTGCGACGGGTTTCCTTTTTCGTCAGTCCAAGGAAATGCCGGAGGCGGTAGCGGCCCAAGCTGCGCCATTACATTTGCCTAGGATCTGTCGATTGCGTGGCGCCTTCAAACGCGCAATAGACCGGATCGCTCACGTCCCAACGCCATCGCTCGCCCATTGGAGTTGAAAGCCCGGCCGGCCCGACCTTGATTCGCGATTTGGTCCTGCCCTGCTGGCCCAGGCTTCTAATCCAGGGATTCGACCAATTTACTCCGCCGTCCTTTGAAACGGATATCGCCACGACCGGAGCGATGGCGTTTTGCGTTTGAGTTACGTCGGTCGCCGTTCCGCCCGCCGTCCAAGCGTGGACGAACACGGTCCCGACTAGCTCGATATGCGTCGGGTCGATGACCGTGCCGGTCCAATTGCCGTTTGCCTCGACCGTACCGCCGACATTCGCCACCACGATCGTATCGCCGGAGGTCACGCCATTCGTCGAGTTGACCGTCAACCGAACGGCTCCGCCGTTGCCGGCCGCCGCTCCTGTCACGTTCATAAGCAGGGTGTCGTTGACCAGCCCGACGCCGTTAACGAAATCGAAATCGGCTCGCGCAACGCGCATTCGGTTCGGAAAGTCCTCGACCTTCGCGCTTTCCATGCGTGCCCGTAACACCGCATTGTTTTCGGTGAAATTTGTCGGGTCGATATAGAGGATATTTCCGGAGAGCGTATCGCCGCAAAGCCATTTTCCGAATGCCGGATGGCTGCGCTGTACGCGCCATCGTCCGAACGTTCCATTTGCCTGCAGGCTTGAACGCTCATTCCATTTGAGCGTCACAAGGTTGAATTCCCAAGACCACGACGGCGACGAAATCGACCAAAACTTTTTCCCTGCAAAGATATAGCAGGCCACGTCGAGCAAGACCCCGGCCTTAACCGCGGTCTAGATTAATCGCTCAAGATCGGGCGGCGAAACTTTGACGGGGGCGAAGCTCCCAGGCGTGAGTTGATAGACGCCGAAATCCTGCGCCACCCAAAGCAGCACGCCAAATCCATCTTCGAATCCGCCGATAGCGTTTTCTTGCGCGAGCCCGTATTCGAGGACGACTAGACGAGAGTAGGGAAAGCCGGGCGCCGCCTGCGCTGTGTCCTGCCATACCTCGGTAGCTGACGTGCAAAATATAAAAAGCAAGCCCCCGAACGGAATTACCCGCATTAGGTTATCCGACGATTTCGCTTGCACGCTGACAAACGTTAGCGCGTTTACCGTCAGATTATTAAGCCCCGTCGCGAACACGCGCCGATCGCCAATGCCGAAAAACAGATATCCATCTTGAAAACAAACGCATTTCGGTTGCGGGAGAATACCGGCGCCATTGTAAGCGGCCGGAGCGCCGCCGGTATCGAGCCGAAACGCGCCGTTATCGATATCGACCGCGATTATGTTCGGAGCGCCGGCATTGTTGCGCGCGAGGCTCACGCCCTTGGTTCCAGCGAGAGCGCCGAGCAAAGCGACCGTTCCGTTTGTATCGACCGTCAACGCCTCGTTATTGAAAAGCTCGTAAGAAAGATTCGCGACGATCAGGCCGCCGCGATATCCGGTCTGCGCCGTGATCGCGTGTTGCGACAAGCCGGGCGATCGCCGCCAAACAATGTCACCCTTGACCGGGAGGCCCGCCTGTGCCGGCCGCACAGAGCCCAATGGCTCGGCATAGACGTTAATCAAGCGCCCGGCGCTTTCGTCCGGCGATGCCCCTGGGAAACTGCTGGTCGGCCAAGGAATAAGGGTCGGCGCAATGGCGGTCGCCATTAGAAATACTCGGCCCGCATTGTTTCAAACGTCGCCTTTCCGTGCGACATTTTCGCAAGCGACATGGCCGCCGCGCCAGATCCCGGCGGGACGCCGAGACCGCGTTGCGTCAGCCCGGCGGCGTCGGCCGCCGGAATGCCGAATTTGCTTTGGCAGAGGTCGGCCACGATCGACGAAAGATCGTCAAACCATTGGCCGGGAATATTTCCGCCGGACGGCCCAGGTTGCCCGCGATCGGGAACCGACACGATTTCCAAGCTTTCCAGCTTGCGACAAATCGAGTCGAGTTCATTATCGACATAAGCAACGTCCTCGACCTCCGGCGGCATAGTGGTGGTGACGGCGCCGAGCTTTCCCAGCGCCGCCGTTATCAGGTCAGAGCGCGTCCGGTATGGTGACGCGACGGTCATTACGCGGCGGCCTTCTTAAGCTCGTGGTGACGAGCTTCATAGAACGGCGTCAGGAACCGAATTTCGTCGCCGTCGTCGGCCATGCCGATCTTGGCTCGCAATTCGGCTTCTTCCGCCCAACGCTGCTCAAGCTCGACGTGGGTTTCCGCCGAGGAAAACAAAGCTTGAGCGTGAGAGCGGTATTCCTCCGGCGTCTTGGGCAGAGACGGCCGGCCGCGCTTGGCCTTTGCCGCTTGATCGTGGCCCTCGACGACGAAATATGGATTTGTTTTCAGCACGTCGATAAGCGGGACTTTCTTTTCGACGGCGTTACCGCGCGGCAAGCCTTCCGCGTTTCTCGTCTCGATCCGTTCCATTTGCAGGACTGTTGCCGTCGCCGGAATCTCGACGGGCTCGCCTGCACGGAATTTGATCCCGCCGAAAGACGTCTCGATTGGATCGCCGTTTTCGCGCGGCGTATAAGTCACCTTTGCCATGAAATCCTAACTCCCGTTTTTGCTATAGAAACGGCGCGGCCTGTGAGAACCGCGCCGTTATTGCTTCGATCAACCTACCCGATCAGCAACCGGGAGCGGTCGAGCCCATTGGTACGTTGATGCAAGCGCCATCGTTCGGAGCGATGTATTCGATAATCGCCACCGCATTGCCGGCCGTAGCGTTCGCCACGGTGTAGGTAATGCGAGCCCATACATCGAAACCGCCGGTGGTCCCGGTTTGAGCAATGCCGTTTCCGGTCACTGTCGTTCCAAGACCGCCGGCCGCGATCGACTGAGTAACCGCATTGCCGGCCGTGAGGATGGTCGCGGCGGCCATGAGTTCGGTGGACGTGGCCGCCGTGGTTCCGAGAGATACCGTTGCCGTCGTGGCACCCGTGAACGTCGTGTAAGATTGCGTATAGGCCCGCACGACGAACGCATTATAGGGCAGAGCGCCGACCTTGAACGAACAGGTAAGCGATGCCGGAATGCACGAGTTGAACGTGATAGGGACGCGGAGATAGTGAGTCTGTTGCTCCGCGAGCATTCGAGGCGCGAATGAAGGCGGCAGAACGAGCGCAAGTGCGGCCGAAACCAAGGCGAGAGAGAATGCCGAGGCGACGAGAGCTTTGCGCCAAGAAAGATTGCGCATTGTATTGCCTTTCGAGATTCGAGGGATTGGAACGGAGGCGGAATTACCCGCCCCCGCTTTGCCGATTAGATCAGCCGTTAAGCCGATCAGGTGTCGTTCGGCGAGTAGGTGAAGCCCGTGTAAACGCCCCATTCCTTATAGTTTCCGGCGGGGTTGAGTTTCGCGATCTTCTTGATGCCGTAGGCCATTTGCACGCCAGCGCCGCGGAAGAATTGGTAGTCATCTTCCTTAAGGAACGTCGGCATGACAGTACGGCCCCAACAATGCGCGACGGCGCTTTGACCGCACAGGAACATCGGCGCGACCTGAATCGCGCCCGTTCCTGCCGTCGCATAGGTCACGGGCAACCGCACGGTGAGTTCGGGGATTTCCCGAATAATCATCGCGTTGTAGAGAAGGTCGCCGTCTTGGAATAGCGGGTTTTTGTCCATGCCAGCACCTTCACGCGGCCGAGCATACAGGCCGGAGTTGATGATGGTCGTGTCGTTCTGCAGATCGCGGAATTGGAGCGAGTTGCAAAACACGACAAAATATTCCCGATTGGTTTCCTTGACCTTGTAGGGACGGATGCGCGGATTGGCGAGCTTCGCCAGCCGCTTCATCTTGTTAAGCATGGTCGCCGAGGCGCCCATCGCGGTCGTGATATTCGCCAGCGACGAGGCAAAGTTGCCCGCCACGAGGTTGCCCTGGGCGCCGCCGAAAAGGATTCGGTCGGCGTTGTCGGTCGTCCAAGTGTTGCGCTGTGCGGCCGTCGCTGCGTCGAGCAATGCACCATTAACCCGCTGGCCGTTTTGCGAGCCGAGCCCGGCGGGCGCGGTCGAGGCAAGCGGAATGGCGTAGAGCGCGTCGATCGTTTCGTCGCGGATCAGTTCCTTGCCCCAATCCTCAAGCAGAGGGCGAGCCTCGGCAAAAAGATCGATCGAGGATTTCTGTTCTTCTGACGCCGCGATCTTGACGGCATTTCGAGCCCAATCGATCCAAGCCCGGTCGCCATAGTTGTCGATATTTTCTTCGTTACCGACCAGCGTTCCGGCGCCGATCGCCTGATTTTTCAATCGGGCAATCAGTGGGATATTGATCTGCTCGCCGCCCTTTTTCAGATCGTTGATAAGGCGGATAATTGCCGTCGACGATGCCGAGCGGTACGGACCAAAGAGGTCCGCGCGAATATATTCCCGTTGCATTTCCTTTCGGAAAACAATGAGTTTATTATTCGCCTGTATTGACGTTCCGGTTACGGCCATTTTAGTGGCCCTTTCATTTCAGGCCGGCGACTAGCGCCGGACTATTTTGTTGCGAAATCGAACACCGCTTTTTCGCTCGCGTCGTACAGTTCCGGATCGACGTCTTGATGCGATCCGCCCGTTTCACTGTTGAGCGATGGCGGCATTCGTGTTGCGGTACGGGGGCGCCCGTTGTCGCCCTGCCGAGCATTGGCCCTCGCGCTCTCGACGGCTTTCGCCAGAAATTCCGGATCGGCTAACCGTTCCGCTAATTTCTTTTCGAGCCACGCATTCGGGTCGTTACCGACTTCGCGGACTGTCGCTTGCTGTTGATGCCAGTTCATAAGCGCCTTGCCGGGATTGGTGGCGCTCCATATCCGAGTGACCGTTGGGCTCGATCCGAATTGCTGCGTTTCGGCCATGCCGGCTCGTTGCAGTTCGGTATATGCGGCGACAAACTTTTCGCCGTGAGTCTCGTGGGCGTCGGCCAAGCTGCCTTCGACCAAGCGAGTCTCAAATTCCCGTTTCATTTCGGCCCGTTGGTATGCTGCCCACCCTTGCGGATCGGCGAACATATCGGGTGGCTCAATAGCTTTCTGAGGCTCTTGGACTTGCGACTTTGGCGCGGTGATACCAGCTTTGAAAGCGTCGAATTCACGTTGCAGGGTGTCGAGCTTTTTATCTTTCTCGACCGCCGCCGCTTCCGCCACCCGCCGCTTTTCGCTTTCCTCGCGCAAGCGCCCCGGAGGGACGCCGCGGTTGGTCTGCTCGTCGTCGGCTTTGAACTTGCCCGTTTTGTCGCGGGTTTGCTCGTCGCCTTTGGTATCGCCCGGCTTTTCCTCGACCTCGATCTGTTCGCCGTCCTTTTCAGCTTCCGCGTCGTCCTCGACGTGATCGCCTTCCAGGCCGTCGCCCATTTCCTCGATCGATTTTTCGCCGGATTTATCCGCTTGATCGGTCCCCGTTGCGTCGGCGAAAATCTCCGCCTCGGTATCGGCTACCGCGTCCTTTAGTCCATCACCTGTCGCTAAAACTGTCCGCGCTGCCATTGCTGGCCTACCTTTCCTCTATCGCTTGGAAAAAATGCGTGTGCGCCCTTGTCGCCGGGCGTGGCGTGGTCGCCGATTAAGCAGGGCCGACGAGCGTTGCCCTACGCCTATATCGTTAGGCGCCGACGATTGGTTAAGGATATTCTCCCGCGTAGCCTTCCGCGGAGACTGTCGAATTGGTATTGCCGGCGCCGAGCGCCGGGACGGTCACGACGATCGCCGTATTAACGGCGCTCGCCGGGGCACATGGGACAAATTGAAGCAAGAGCGGTTGATTTGTAATTGTCGCGCCAGCCGATACGGCAAGCGTCATCGTCATCGTCCCGCCCTTCAAGCCTGTGATTGTCGGGCTAACAACGCTGGCCGCCGTAGCTCCGGCCGAGGTAATTTGAACGACGCAAAGCCTATTTAAATATCCCTGAACCGCCGGAATCGTAACCGCGGCCGAGGCGTTCGCGACATTGCCCGATGATAGGGTCGTCAACGCGCCGGGAGTTATGGGCGTGTCTTGGGCCTGCGCGGAAGCAAGCGCGAGCGAAAGCAGCCCGGCAAGGGCGAGACGTTTAAGCATGGGATTTTCCTTTTAAGAGGCCAAGAGAAGCGCGAATGCTTCCTCGTCGTCGTCATCATCGACGGGAGCCGCGATGATCGCCCGCTTTTTCGTTTCCACTTTTTGCAAGACGTTCGCCAACATAGCCATCGTCGCCGCTTGCTGCCGCGCCGTTGCCGCCACTTCGAGCGGATCTATAGTTTTTTGAGGCGCACGTTTGGCCGTCTCGGCGACCTTGCGCTTTAGATCGCGCGCCAGCCGTTCAAGCTCGGCGAGTTCCTTTTCGCGCTTTCTTTTAGCTGCAAGCCGCCGATGCGGACTATTCGAGTCGCTAATCCAACCGGAGCCGCCAATTTCGGGGGCGCTTTGCGGCGGAATGACAATGACAGTCGAGCCGCCGCTCCCTTGGATTGCTCGGCCGAACGAAACTACATTGCCAATACCGATTTGCGCTCTGACATTCGGACGTTGGAAAACTATAATCACGGCTGCGTTACAATCTCAATATTTAGATCGTCCGACGCTGCAGCCGTAAATCGGAGCATGATATGATCGCCGTTCATGTCCGCGGCTGAAAGGTTGATCGAATAGGTTCCGTTCGCGACCTCGGCGACCGCATTCGTACACGCCGCGAAGGCCGCGCCGTCGATCGAGCGAACCGCCGTCACAGCGAGCAACGTCTTTGGCGCGTGCGTTGTCGAGTCCGTCATTACGAACATGAAACCGTTTTTAAGCGCGTTCTTTTTGACGTTCGACGTGTCCGTGATGGCCATGATCGCCGCCACATCGGCCGAAATACTTGCACCAGCCGGCGCACCAAGGCGCGCGTAGGCATCGCCGGTCTGCGGCGTGTCGCCCTGGTAGCTGTTGATCTTTAGACCGGTGCCGAGCGCGACGCCGTTCATGACCGATTTGCCGATGCTCAACGCGGCGGTGAAATCGCCCGCGACCGCATCGGTCCACACGCCGGTCGCGATCTGCGCGGCGGTGAGATTCGTCGGTGCGGTGTAGCCCGCCGCCGTAAGCCAATCGCCCTTGCCGTTGAGAGCTGCGGCGTTGATGCCAGCCGCCGTGATCCAGTTCGCCGGGATGCTAGGCAAAGTTACAGCGGCGGTGACGCTGCCAACCGAGCCGGACAGATTGCCGGTGATATTGCCGGTGATCGAGGTGATATTTGTGGTGTTGGCGATGGTGCCGGATGGGAACGTCGCCGCCAGGAAGCCGGTCGGCTGCGTGTAGGTCGCCATCAAATCCGACGTGATCTGCGCCGAAACCTGATCGCAAAAATCGGTATCGTCAGCGCCCGTACCGGTAATATAAAACGCCAGGTCGCCAAGAGTGCCGGTGTCGGCGGTGGTCAAGGCCACCTTGTACCAGCCGTTGGCTATTTCCGTCACCGCGCCCGCCGCCGCACCGAATGCCGCGCCAGCCTTTGAGATATTCACAACAGGCGACGCGGTCGTCTTTAGCGACAAATGATCTGACGACGAGATCATCTTGAACATGCGGGTGTAGGCAGTCGATTGCTTGAGAAGCATTTATTCCGCCTGCGATTGTCGTTTGCCGACGCCGGAGCCGTACTGTGAAAGCGTGCGCCGGAACTTCGGGGTAAATCCACCCGTCGGGGGAGGTCCACGCGCCGCCGCCCCGACATAATATCCCCGTCCCTGCGGATACCAGAACTTCCAGGCCTCTTTTCCCATAGGTTCTAATTGCTTTATCGACATTGGGGCCAAAGCGATCATCGCGGCGGCGATGCTGCCTTGTGCCATTCTGTTATTTGCTAATAGTTCGTTGCCGATCGCCCCGATCCCATCGCCAGCAGCTTGTGACGCGCGACCTGATGCAGAAGTTGCTTCTGTAATTACCCCGGTGGCTAAATCAACGGCAATAAAGTTGATCAGCGTTGCACTTACCCACGAAACCGCAAGAAAATATGATCTATTATTAGAGATAGATAAGGTTGACGTTGCGATTGCGACATTTTCAAAAAAGAATTCAAGTTTACCTGTTGCTAGCCCCGCCTGAACCTGCACGGCAAAACAACATCCAGCTCCTGCCGTGTTAGTCGTCGTAGAAACTAATATTGCATCCGTCGTGGTGGTGAATGCCGTATTAACGATACACGCCATCGTGCAAGAGGTCATGGTTCCAGTAACGCACGGAAACGCCACCCGATCATTTGTGCCTGAGAACAAAGTCGCAGGCCCAATCAAGCCTTTCATAGTTGCCGATGGGGAAGCGTTAACGGTGCCGGCTATGCCTTTAGGAAGGCTTATAAAATTATTGCCTGCCGATACAGCGGATAAAACACAATTTTTCGCCGCCACATGCGACGGATCAAACCCCGGTAGTACGCCTGCGGGATAGGCGAGAGGGTTAGGATTACGCAGTTGTTGGAATGCTACGCCCATCAGTATTGCGACGGCGTTGGGTAAAGATCGAGGGTATTAAGCGTGCCTGCAAGCGTCGGAGTACCGGTGAGAGTTTGTAACACTGCCTTGAACTTGCCGAGCGGTATATTAACGTTGCGCAAGATTTCGTCCTGTGCCGCCGTTGAGCCGTTGATCTGGATGATGCCGGCAAGATAGTTGCCTGATCCGAACGCAGCCGCAGAAGTGAGCGTCGGATAGATGGTTCCAGCCGTGTCGTTAGATGGAATCAAATAGACCGCCGCCGCATTACCAGCGACAAATGCCGCAGAGGCAAGATGTAGGTAAAGCTGCCCATATTGATAGCCGGAAGTGTTGCTAATCTCCGGCCCGTAGGCAGTTAAGGTCGAGACGGCCAGCGCGTTTAGCTCCGTGGTCAGTAGGGCCATCTTTGCCCCAGGTGAACCCCAAAGGAAATTTGCAACCATTATGAAAGCCCTCCGGCAGCGACAAGATCATTAGTCCCAACCGGTCCGGTTAGCCCGCCACCGCCAGAGGCAATGCTCACATGCCACCACGGTTGCGTCGTCGCGCACAGCCCAAGCAGCGCGTCATGCACGGCCTGGGTGAATCCGGTCGATCCGGCAGCTGCGGTTGACCGATGATACCTGCACGTCTCCGTTCGGCCCGGCGACCGTCAGCGCATTGATCGCGGCAAGTTTGTTTGCCGTCGTGTCAGGCGCGAGCGTGGCCCATTTGGCGACCAATGCGGTGTAGTATGCCATTACCCGACCTCGGACGTTGAATGCGTGATCTTGTTAGTTTTCGGATCGCGATGCACAACGGTCTTGCGCGGCGCGGTCACGGCGGCGTGCAGCTTTTGATGCGACTCCATCATCATGCTAAGATGTTCGCCGAGCCGCCCGATAGATCCGGCAATTTCTTCCCAATGGTTCGGGGCCACGAATGACTTTCCAGACTTGGCCGCCAGTTCCCGCATACGCATTTCGTGTTGCTCGCGCTGTAATTCTTGCTGCCGCGCCATTTCCTCAAGGCGCGTTGTCTTCTCAAACTGTTTTAACTGCATATCCTGCTGGCGAGATTGAGCATCTTGTCGCGCATTGAATTCCTCGGCCTGGGCGGCAATTTGCGCCTTGGCAATTTCCGCTTTGCCCTTTTCCTGTTCGGTCTGCGCCTTGATCTGCTCGACCTGCATTTTCGGATCGGGCGGCTTCGGCGCATTCTGCGCCTGTTGCATTAGGCCCTTGATACGATCCTTGGTTCCCTGCGGCGCCGGCATAAGCTCGATCTTGACGATCGGCGGAATATTCGGATCGTCTTTCAAAAGCTGGTAGGCGTCCTGCATTATGTTCGCGGTGTCCGGCCCTTCGTCGAGAATGATATCAACGTCGAGCGAGCCGATCGCATTTATCAGGACCGGCTTACCGAAATTCGGCGATTGCGGATTCCTGTCAACGTCAACGCCGTTCAATTGTATAAACTTGACGACGTTTTGATCGTCGGTGACGCGAATCCAGCGCTCCGCGGTCCAATGCCGCGACACGATATTCCAGATCGCTCGATAAACTCGCATTTTCCAAGATCGGTGCGCCAGAATGAACTTACTGAGTTCTGCGAGTCCCGCACGCTGCATGAGGTCAATTGCCACGCCGGAATGTTCTGTCGGGTCGCCTTGAGCAAGTAACGCTGGGTTAACGTTGGCAAAGCTATCGATTTCATTCTTTGCCTCCTGCAGAAACTGGAATTGGCTTGCAAGATCGGCCGTCGTGTCATCCGGTTTGATCTTGTCCGCATATCCTGGGTTGACCTCGATCCAGCCGTCGGGCCGCGCCCATTCGCGTCGCGCCGTTTCAACGTCGCTGACCGCGCCCTTTTCGGAAATAACTCGGCGCGAATTCGATATGTGCATACCTTTCGAGCGGCGTTGATTGACTTCGTCCTGCGGTCCTTTGAGGTTGCGCACAAAGCCGTAGCGGTCGCCGTCGTGATCGACCGCCGCCGAGAACATGATAAAGCGCGACATGGTCTTGTCGTGCTCATCGAGGAACGGAGAATGGCCTTGCGCCAGCACAACGTTGTCGATGAAAAAGCACCAGCACCAGCCGCCCTTGTGCTTGTACCATTGCTCGACCAAGCGCACGCGCTTTTCGGTCGTGTAAACCCATTTCGTTTCATGGTCGGCGTGCGTGAGGTCAAAGCCTCCGCTTTCCATACCGGAGCGAATTTCGTCCTCTTTGTCGGGGAACAACTCGATTGCGGCGTCAGTGTCGAGCCATTTCGCAATGCCGTGATATCTGGCGTCCGAAAAGTCGGCCTTGCGCGAGCGCGGATCGTAAAAGAAATCCTCGGTGAACACGATATCGCCGGCGACGTCCGGATCATCGTGATCGCCGTTGCAAAGCTTTAGCTCAATGCCGCCGATGCCCTCGATCCCGCAACGCTCGGTCGAGTCATGGTCGAGTGTTTTCCAATCGATCGAGTCGAGGACGGTTCGGATCGCCTGGGTTGAAACATCGGCGCCGTCGCCGTTGCGCGGATTGCGCGGATAGGCTTTCGGGTCTTGCCGGAGCTTTTCGACGAGCCCAACAATGCCGTCGATCTTTCGATTGATACGATTGTAGGTGACGATCGGCTGTCCGCGCTTTTTGAGTATCTTGATTTCCTCGGCGGTCCAATGCGCGCCGTGGTAGTAGTGTCTGGCGCTGCGTTGTTCCTCGATTTCGAGGACTTTCGTGCCGACGTAATCGAGATATTGCCGGCGTAGCCGCTCGACCGGCAGATAGCCGGCGCCGTCGTCATCGTCCGCGTCGGGAAGCTCGGCTTTTTTGCCGAACTTCCCTTGAACGACGTTTGATTGTGCGGCTGCGCCGGCCATTGGATGCTATCAGACCGTCGCGCGTGCCCTGTCGGCGTCAAACTTGCGCCGCTCTGCGTCAGTCGCCGCTTGATAGTCGGCCTTCAACTCGGCGAGTTCGGCCGGCGAGCGCGGCGCGTTGTGTTCGAGCGCGTGGGCGTAACCGGCCACGGAGTTCTTGTCAGCGTCAACCTTGCGCTGTGCGGCGTCGGCCGCCGCTTGATCGTCGCGAAGTTGCTTCTCCTTGACCTGTTCCTCCGTGGGCT